ATATACACTGGCAAGTGACGATCAATGGCAGTTTGTCCAGTTTGGTAATAGTGTCTATGCAGCAAGTGGATTGAGCAATCTGTTACAAAAATACACACTTGGGTCTTCTAGTACTTTTGCCGATGTATCTGGCTCACCAAAGGCTAAGTTTCTCGCTGTTATACGAGACTTTGTAGTGACAGCGCATAACAATACAAGCTCTACAAATAACCCTTTTAGGGTGCAGTGGTCACAAATTAACGATGCGGATACATGGACAGTAGGTTCTAATCAAGCTGACTTTCAGGATATACCTGATGCTGGAAACATCACTGGCTTAGTTGGTGGTGACTTTGGCGTTGTCTTGTTGGAGAGAGGTATTGCGAGGATGCAATATGTAGGCTCTCCTTTGATCTTTACTTTTGATATGGTGGAGACAGGACATGGGTGCGATATACCAAACTCTATATCAGCACTTGCGCCAACTCAGGTGTTTTATCTAGCCTCTGATGGCTTCTTTATGTTTAATGGAGAGCGATCAATACCCATTGGGGCTGAAAAGGTAGATACGTTTTTCTTTGATGATTCATCACCGCATCATTTGGATAGATTGAGTTGCAGTATAGACCCAATCAATCAAGTGGTGGGATGGAGTTATGTATCAACAGAAAGTACTGCTGGTACGCCAGATAAGATAATTATGTTTAATTATTCTGTTGGGCGATGGTCATTAGCACAACTAGACCATGAGTTTATAGGAACAATTATATCGCCTAGTTTTACGCTTGAGGCATTGGCTACGATATCCAGTAGCTTAGACGCATTGGGTACGTCTTTGGACTCTCGTTTCTTTAGAGGTGGTCAGAGTGCCTTTGCTGCTAGTTCTAGTAGTAAGATTGCGTCCTTTACAGGCGATGCGTTGGCTGCAACATTAGAAACGGCAGAGTTTGAGCCAGCAAAACTAAGAAAGTCACTCGTTAAGAGTGTTACACCCTATGTTACATCGAAAGATGTAGCTCCTACCCTCACTGTACAAGTGGGGTCTCGTTCTCGACAGATAGATACTGTTTCGTTTACAGCGTCTGCCAACCTGAATACGGATAACTTTGTACCCGTTAGAAGTAATGGTCGCTATCATAGAGTACGAGTAAATGCTAGTGGTGGTACTTGGCGTTATGCGTTGGGTGTAGATGTTGAGACTTCTAGTCTAGGAAGACGATAATGACAAGTTTCAACTTTCTGCGTCTACCCCAAGCTGGGGGAACGCCTAGAGAGGTTAGTAGTGCCGTAAATTTACTGCTCGAAGGCAAGCTAAACTCTACTGGGTCTTTTACCCTTACGGCAAGTGCCACAAGCACTACAGTCACAGATTTAAGGGCTAGTGGTGATAGCGTAATTTTATATAGCCCATTGTCTGCCAATGCGTCAGCAGAAGTAGGCAACGGCACAATATTTATATCTGCACGAAATAAACAGAATTTCGTTGTAACACACGCGAACAACGGACAAACGGACAGAAACTTTATGTATGTAGTTTTGGGATGAAATTTTTGCCTGTTCCAGTTGAATATTTGGACGATAAATGGCAAGACATCAAACCTATACTCAACAAGGCTGTATGCCTATCGCCTCGAAAGATAGACATTGAGGATGTGTATACGGCAAGCAAGCAAGGGGCATACCTCGTTTGGACAGTTGAGGAAGAGGATAAGGTGATTGCCGTTGTAACAACACGAATGGTCTTCTATCCAAAGGGCTACGCTATGGCGTTAGACTTTGTGGGCGGTGGACGCATGAAAGAATGGATTGAGTTGGTTTTATCAACTCTTGAGACACACGCTAGACATAACAAATGTATCCATATGGAAGGGTTTGGTCGTAAGGCGTGGGATAGATTTATTAACAAATTCGGATGGTATCCGGCACATATAACTTATCATAAGGACTTATAAAATGGGAAAAGGTGGTTCTACAGTTCAAACAACTACTCAAGAGATACCTGGATTTATTCAAGATCAAGTAAAACAAGTATTTGGTGAAGTTGAAAATTTTAGACCAAGTTCAAACATTGTGCCTCAAGTTGCTGGATTTACGCCAACGCAAACAACAGCACAAAACTTAATTACTAATCTTGCTACAAGCAATCCTTTAGGAACGGCAAAGACAGCCCTTGATGATGTTATAACTGGTCAATTTAATGTGTCTGACCCTCTGCAAAGAGTGTTAGATGACACAATATCAAATACTGTAAATAACATAACATCACAGTACTCTGCTGGTGGAAGATTAGGCTCTGATGCCTTTGGAACGGCTCTAGGAGAAGGTATTGCTTCAGGTGTTGCGCCTACATTAGCTAATGCACTTGAAGCAGATGCGTCACGAAAACTATCGGCTGTAGGTATGATGCCTAGTATATTATCCTCTGATCTTGGATTGCTAGGTGCATTGTCAGGAGTAGGAAGAGAAGAACAAGCATTAAATCAAGCTTTGCTTGATAGACCAGCGCAAAGTGTAGCAGCATCAAATCAAGCAAATCAGCAAAGAATTAATAATCTTATAGCTGCACTAGGTGGTGCGCCTACACCTACATCAACTACACAATCCTCTTCTCCTTCCAATTTAGATGCAATTACAGCAATAGCGTTAGCTGCAAGTGCATTTTCTGACAGAAGATTAAAAGTTGACCTAAAAAAGATAGGTACACACTCAACAGGGCTTAATGTTTATGAGTGGGAATGGAACGCAAAGGCTTTTGTTTTGGGTCTTGATAAGCACCCACGCAAAGGATTTATCGCTCAAGAAGTACAAAAGGTATTTCCAGAAGCTGTATTTGAAGGAACACATGGATACTTAATGATTGACTACTCCAAAATCAAAGAGGTTGCTTAATGGGTCTTTTAGATAACTTGGGTCTATCTGGATTAGGAAATAGTCTTTCTAATTTTAGAACAAACATTGACGATCAAACTGGTGGATTACTTACGCGACTAGGTGAACCTGACAATCAAGCTAATCTTATTGCTGCTGCTAGTTTATTGAGTGGTCAAGGTATCCCAGCAAGTTTTGCTTTACGCAATCAAGTAAGATCAAATCTGTTAGCTAATGAGCAATTTAAAAGACAGAGAGAAGGTATTGAGGCTCTTAAGAAGCAATACGCAAACAATCCAAAAATATTATCTTTAATAGACGCAAATCCAACTGCTGCTCTCAATGCTTTGACTACTCAGGCATTGACTCCTAGAACTCCTCAAAGTTCGGTTGGGAAAATTTTAGCGGATTTAAGAAAAGGAATTATTACACAAGAAGTAGCAGACGCTGCCATTAATAAATTAACAAGCACCACTGGAACAACTCCAAATATGCAAAAGGGTGGGTCTTTCAAAATGGAGGATGGTAGTGTAAAAAATCTTTTTTTTGACCCCTCACCTGTTACTGGTGGTTATTTTGAAGTTGTGAATGGTGAAAGAAGAAGTGTTGACGTTTCTAAGGCACTACCAATCACAGAGGGCTTTTTCACTAGAACAGTGCCAACATTTAATGACTTTAGTAAATTAAGAAAAGAAGTTAAGGCTGACGAAACTAGTCTCAAAAAATACACTTCCTATCTTAAAAATATTCAAAAATCACCAACTGGAGTAAATAGATTAGGCTCAGAATTATCAACATTTTATAAAAATCTTTTTGGTAAAACAGCAGAAGAGAGAGGATTAACTGAATCAGAGGTTGCTTTACAATTGGCAAAAGGGCAGATTCAAGGTCTTTTAGGTGCGTCACGACTTGAAACAGTTGGTGGTGGGGTAATGACTGAACAAGATGCGCTTAGAGTTTTAAGAGTGTTAGGAGGTGATGTAAATCTCCTTCAAAATGAACAAGTGGTACAAGAAGCAATATCAACGCTATTTAGAGATAAATTCAAGGCATATGAAGACAAACGTAAGATACATAATATAAGTGTTGAAAATGCTTACAAAGCGTTTGGTAAAATAGAACCATTAGATATTGATAGTTCTCTATTAACATCAAGTGTTGCTTCAGAACTTGGTTTTGAGAGAACTACTTTTCCAGAAAACTTAGATTCTTTAACTCTTCAAGAACTAACAGCAATACCAACTGAAAACTTGAGTATAGAAGAACTTGGTAAGCTTAGAGATGCAATTAGAAAAAAATTGGAATAATTAAATGTCTGAGCGAGATAATATATTAGATGAGCTTACAAAACTTAAGGCTCAAGCCCAACTAAAAGCTTTGGATACTCAACTTACGGAACAACAGCCACAAGGCAGCTTTGGCGGTAATGCCTCTCGTTTATTCTTTCAAGGCTTATCTTTTGGAACGGCAGATGAGATTGAGGCTTTTGCTAGAAGTTTATTTGGAGAAAAGACATACGCTGAAAATAGAGATGAAATAAGAGCAAATATTAAAAAGTTCAAAGAAGATAACCCTGTATTAGCCAGTGGTCTTGAAATTGGTGGGTCTTTACCAACAGCAGCACTTGGAGGTGTAGGCTTAGCTAGAGCCGGAATACAAGGTGTTGGTAAAATAGCTGGGATTGAAGGTGCAGCGTATGGTTTTGGTTCTGGTGAAGGTGGTATAGGTGAACGAGTAAAAGAAGGTGCTATAGGTGGAACTATAAGTGCAACAACTGGTAAGGTTGCTGATAAAGTATTGCCTAAAGTCACAGAGCAAGCAAAAAGATTATTAGCAGAGGGTATTCCTCTTACACCAGGTCAGAGAGTTGGTGGTGTTGTAAGAGATGTAGAGCAGAAAGCAACATCTTTGCCTGTAGCTGGTGATTTTATTCAAAAGGCTGAGCAAGATGTTTTAAAGTCTTTTAACAGAACTGCTATGAATAAGGCTTTAGACCCAATCAAAGTAAAAGTTCCGCAAAACGTAGATGGTCAAGAAGCTTTTGCATTTGCGTCCAATGAGATTGATGAGGCTTATTCTAACATCATACCAAAACTTATAATTAAAAATGCAACGCCACTTAGAAATAAAATAGATGAAATTACAGATAACCTAAATGTTCCTCCAGATTTAAAGACAATATTTACAAAGCAAATCGAAAGTGATGTTTTGTTTAGAATACAAGGCAACACACTATCGAAACAAAATCTTAAGGATGCAGAAAGTGCTTTGGGGCAAAAGGGTATGGACTTTTTAAAGTCTCCTGACGCATTTCAAAGACAACTAGGTCAAGCATATTTTGATGTTCAAACAGCGTTGCGAAAAACTTTATCTGACCAAAATGCAAACGCTCCAAAGCTTCAGCAAATAAACAAGGCTTTTAGACAACTCCTTCCTGTTCAAGAAGCAGTTAATGCCTCAATTGCAAGAGGCGGTTCTTTTACACCAGGGCAACTTCTTAGAGGCATAAAAAAGACAGATAAATCAAAAGGCAAAAGAAAAACAGCGAAAGGACAAATGCCCATGCAAGATTTTGCACAAGAGTCTCAAGATGTTTTGGCTAGAACTGTGCCTGATAGTGGCACTGCTGGAAGAGGTCTTGGGGCAGTATTACTTGACAGATTAGTTCAAAATCCTGTTGGTACATCTACAGCATTAGGATTGAGTGTTCCTACAGTTGGCTTAGCTTATGGAAGTCCACTAGGGCGATCTATGGCTACATCTTTACTAACTGCACCAAGAAATCTAGCAGTTACTTCTGCACCCTTTCTAGGTCAAGAAGTAGATGTGCCTTTTCTTGATATACCCCAAATTGAACAACCATCTTTAAATATAGCCCCATCACTATTGAGGTAATAAATGGCAAAAAATAACATCACACAATTTGATGCTACAGACGCAAATAATACAGATATTAAGTCTATAGATATATCTGAGGGCATGAGTCCAGCTAATGTGAACAATGCTATCAGGGCATTGATGGCAACGCTAAAGGACATGGACACAGGGGCTACCTCTCTTACCTCTCCTTCAGGCACAAATATCACTGCGACTACTGCATTGAAAACTCCGGCAATACAATTTACCGATGGCGATGCAGCTATATCTATTGCTGATGGTGGTGGCGTTACAGCGAATAACTTTAGCTCTACAAGTGTTAATATTGATGGTGGTGCTATTGATGGCATAACTCTAGGCACAAACTCTGCGGTCACTCAGGCTGTAATAGATAATGTCAACATAGATGGCTCTACAATAGGGCATACAAGCGATACAGACCTTATGACAGTATCTAGTGGGTTATTGACTGTCGCTGGTGAAGTGTCCATGACAACGCTAGATATAGGCGGTACAAACGTAACAGCTACGGCTACAGAGATAAATATAATTGATGGTGATGCAACTGTAGGAACGACAACGCCTGTAGCTGGTGATGGGATTGTAACGAATGACAATGGTACAATGCGTCAGACAAGTGTTGATACATTTGATACATACCTATCGCAAAGCACTAAGACACTTACAAATAAGACAATAGACGCAGACAGTAATACTGTGTCTAATCTTGAGGTAGACAATTTAAAGAGTGGCGTTCTCGATACAGATTTAGCAAGTGTGTCCTCAAGCCATGATACAATTCCTTCTGCAAAAGCGACAAAAGAGTTTATTGAGACTTCTGCTACAGCAAGTGCAAACTCAGCTACAGCAAGTGCAAATAGCGCAACAGCAGCAGCAAATAGTGCAACGGCTGCTGCTAATGCTCAAGCTGCTGCGGAAGCTGCCCTAGATACATTTGACGATAGATTTCTTGGAGTAAAAAGCTCAAATCCATCTGTTGATAATGACGGCAATGCTTTGGCTGATGGGGCGATCTATTTTGATACAACAAACAATGTAATGAAGGTCTATGACTCCGGTGGGTCTCAATGGCTACAGCTAACCCCAACGTCAGCAAATCAGGCAAATATTAATACTGTGGCTGCTGCTAATTCCAACATTAGCACTGTAGCGTCTGGAATAACAAACATAAACACAGTGGCAACGAACATAAGTAACGTCAATACAGTAGCATCGAATATTGGCACAATTAACACAAAGGCAACAGTAGAAGAGGCTACAAGTCTCGCAATCGCATTAGGCTGACAAAGGAGAGAGTATGGCAAATACATTTAAAACAGTAACAAAGGCAGGTGTTACATCCTTAGATGTAATTTATACTGTGGCGAGTAGCACAACGACTGTGGTGCTTGGTCTTATGCTTGGAAATACAACCACAAGCCAAGTAACAGCAACAGTTACCTTAAACTCAGATACGGCAGCACGTTCAGGGGCGAATGACGAGGCTAATCAGGCTGTAGAGCTTATAACAAACGCACCTATACCTGCTGGTTCATCGTTAGAGCTATTGGGTGGAAATAAGGTAGTTCTTGAGACTACAGATGAAATAAAGGTATCTGCCTCCGGTGCAACAGATGTGGCTCTTAGCATTATGGAGATTACCTAATGGCATATATAGGCAATCAAACAGCGAGTAACTTTAATAGTATACCCTCTGTGCAGAGATTTAATGGCGATGGGTCGGATACTACATTTACATTGTCAAAGACAGTCTCAAACGTACAAGATATTCTTGTGTCTGTTGATGGTGTCATTCAGGACACAAGCGCATACACAATTCCAGATGGTACAACACTAACCTTTAGTGCTGCTCCCTCCTCTGGCACAGGCAATATCTTTGTAAATTACTTGGGTCTTACCGATGGTAGTGTTGTGCCTCCAGAGGCTAATAAAGGCACATTTAAGCATGGTGGTATGTTCAGAACTAATGCACAAACTATGGATAGTGACGTAACAATCGCTG